CGTGGGTACGGGCACAGGCGGCGCCTGGAGCTTCTCGTACACCTTGCGAATGCGCATGATCTTTGGGACGTCGCGATTCGCAATGTGAATGTTCAGCACCTCTTGACGCACAGCTCCGTCATCGCCTTCTTCCGCGAGCCAATCCCGCCATTTCTGGTCGAGGTCTTCCGCGCGCCAGAGAGGCCATGCTGCGGTGAGCGCGTCCTCGAATCCGGTTTGCGCAGCGGCCTTCGCTTCGGCTTCGCGACGCTCGTTCTGCTCTTTCAGCGGCCGAATCTCGGCGGTGATGATTTCCTGAGCGTTTGCGATCGCAGCGGTATTGGCCGTTTGCGCCATAACGCGACACTGCTCTTCGCCATAGGTTTCGATCTGCTGCGGCGTGAAGAACGTCGAGAGATCGATTTCGGCGGGTGCTTTGGCTGTTGGGGCTTGACGTAGCTTTTCTTGCAGACTGGCATTCTGTCGATTCAGCTCGTTCCGCTCGGCGCTCCGGTTCTCGCGTTCCTTGGCAAGCAGCCCCGACGTGACGTCGAAACGGGCTTTCCAGTAGGCGGGGTCGGCGTGGCGCGGATCGGCTGCGGGATCGGCAGTGGTGGCAGCAGTTGCGGCTGGCGGCGAGGCCGGGTCGGCAACGGCTGCGGGGATCAACGGGTCCGGTTCGGCGGGCTTGTACCGTTCGAGGGCGCGAGCCGCTCGTTCAGCAACCTGTCGAGGGACACGGGTTTCGGGGCTCAATGAAACCGGCATTCATTTCTCCACGATCCAGAGACACAGAAGTGGCTGGGGTTCGTCGGGGATGCAAGATGCGGTTCCCTCCTTTAAGCAGACCAGTCGGTAGACGTGGGGCGTCTTGTCACGGTCTGAGCAGACTTGGCTTGCGTCATTTTCCGCAGAAGCTCGTCGAGGAAGAGCGCCTTGCCCTGCTCACGCAGGAGTTGCTCGCCTGTCGATTTCCGCAGCGTCTGATTGCATTCCGCGATCTCTGCCTGGATCAGCCCTATGAGTTGCTGCCCGTCCGGCGACATCCCGAGTCGCTTGAGGAATTCGAGCTGCGGATCTCCGTAGTGCATTGGAGCGCAGTATCGTTGCGCGCACGCAACCCGTCAAGCCGGTGCGGTTGCTGGTTGGGGCGCTGGTGCTGCCGGCGCCGCTGCGGGCGCGTTGCCGGGACCGCCGAGCGCACCACCGATCGCGCCCTCGGCAGTAGCGGCCGAACTCTGTGCGTTCTTCGCCGCACCAGCCACGGTGCCGGCGATGAGCGGATGGCCGGCGAGTGCTGCCGTGACGGCTGCGTTGATGACGTCGCCGACGATCTTCGTCTGCTGCGCCTGCTGCTCGCGCTGGCCGATCGCAGCCTCTTGCGCAAGAGGTGCCTGCTGTGTAGCCTGAGCCTGTGCTTGCGCCTGTTGCGCCTGTTGCGCGGACTGCTGATCCACCTCGTCCTCGCTGGGCGTGACGTCTTCAACCGGCATCTCGAGCGAAGCCGCGACCATGCGCAGGCTCTCGGCGATGTACTTCGGTCCCAGGATGTTCGAGAGCACCGGGTTGCCGGTGACGAGTTGCAGCCACTGCATGCGCCGCTGCTGCGCCGATTCCTTGATGAGGATCGCCGCGGCGCCACGCGGCACCACCGTGCATGCACCCTTGATGGAGGTGTCCGGGTTGTAGAGCATCTCGTTGATGAACGTGTCGCCGATCGTCGGCGCGATCACGTTCAGGTCGATGTTCGAGATCGCGCGGCGCAGCCCCTTGGCCGCGTTGTTCATCAGCATGGAGAGACCCGTCGCGGTGTCGGCGCTGCCGCCCGCGCGCTCGTTACCGTAGGTGTAGCGCGGGATGCCGGTGGCGTCGTCGGCGCGGATCTCCCACTTCTCATAGGCCGCCATGAGCGGCGCACTGCGATCATCGGCCTGCCAGAAGCCCATGCCTGGGTTCACGCCCTGGGTCGGGTCGCTCTTCAACTGCCACACCTTCCACGGGAACACCTCGAGCGTGTTCTCGCCGTCCGCGAACCGGTCAACGTGGACCCAGACCATCGGCCCGCTCGCCATGCTGAAGTTGTCGGCCAGTGCACAGGCGAGGCCGTCGCACATCTTCTGGCTCGTGCTAGCTAGATCGGGGATCGAGCGGCCCCAGAACGCGCCGGGCACTTCGTCGTAGCAAGCCTTGCGATAAGGCCGCTGCCCTGTTGGGTTCGGGTTCAACGCGGCATAGATCACGTACTTGCCGCACAGCAGCACGTTGCACTCGTAGTCTTTCGTGGCCTCGATCGGCTCCTTGTCGAACGTCAGGACACCCCAGGTCATCAGCTTCCAGCCGGGCACGCTGCCCCAGAAATTCAGCGCATCGATAACGCCCGGGGGCGACAACCACATGTAGAGCGATTCCTGCTCGAGCCGCTGCCGCTCGGCCTCGGTCCACAACCAGCCCTCGAGGTGGCCGTTCGAGTAGTCGACGAGCGCCTTGTCGATCTCATCATCCTTGTAGTCCGGCAAGCCTTTCAATGCGTGCAGTTCTTCACGGACGAAGCGGATTCGTTCGATCAGGTCGCCCTTCTGCGGAGTCTTCGCGCTGGGTGCCGGGTAGATGTCGAACGGGCTCACGCGCTCCCAGCTCTGCACCGGCTTGTCGTTCACCAGCGGCTTGAAGCCGGCGCCCCACTCGAGCAACTTCTGGCGCTTGTAGATCGGCCCTTTCAGGACCGCGGCCGGGTAGGTCACGAAGTCCTCGACGAAGCCGTCCATCGCGACTTCGTAGCCGCCCTGGTCGAGCCGCTCGGCGATGTGCTTTTCCATGCGCGCGGCGCGCTTGGCAGCCTCTTTCACGAGCGCGTGCTCGGTGTCGTCGCGCAGCTTGTCGCCGAGCTGCGCCGCGAGCTGACGAAACTCGTCCTTGCTCATCGCGCCGCCGCCAGCGGCCCCGATCTGCTGCATCGCCTGCTGCGCGCCGGCCAACGCCTTGTTGACGATGCCCTTCTTGATCGACATCGGCAGGTCGGGGATCGGATCAGGGTCGACACCCCACGGCTGCTCGCCCACCGGCAACACGACTTCGCGGATCCACGCAGAAGCGTTGCGGCACTTCACCTCGGTCAGGTCGGCCTTGACGATGTTCATGCCGCCGTTGGCGAGCTGCATTGCGGCCAGCGCGCTCGGGCTGTACAGGCCACGCTTCTCGCGCAAGCACGACAGCAGCTTCATGTCGATCTTCTGCTTCGCCAGCTTGTTGCGACCCCAGGCTGCGCGCACGTGGCTCGCAAGCGCGGTCAGCGCTCGATCGTCATCGACCGATTGCGCCTCGGGGGGTTTTTCAGCGTCGCGCTTCAGCAGGTCCGAAAGACCGAGCGCGCGAACGAGAGGATTCTTGCCGTTGCTTGGCGGCGGCGTCATCGCGCCGGGCGGCGGTCCGCTGGGGCCTGTCTGAGCGGCAGAGGCTGGGATCATGCGGACGGGTCACCGTGGTGGACGGGCGCATGGCTGCAAGCCGTTTGCTGGCCGGCATGATAACGCGCGGCTGTTGAAAACGACAACGCCCCCGTTCTCGCAGCCTGCCTCTGCTTGCGCAGCGCGTGGCGGTTTTGCGCGGGAGCGCCGAAGGCACGATGCGGTAGCGACTCCGCTTTTCTTCATCCTCGTGCTGACTAGCCGGTAAGCAGCCCGGCATCAATGCGATCTTACTTCCGAACGGCGCCGTCCTTGTTGTGCAACACGCCATTGGCATCGACGTAGCTGCCGTCCGGGTTGACGTGGCGGATTGGCGCCGGGATTGGCGGGGTTGGCGCCGGGGTACGCGGGGTTGGCGCCGGGGTACGCGGGGTTGGCGCCGGGGTACGCGGGGTTGGCGGCGTTGCTCTGCACGGTGCCGTCGATGTTGCTGCGTACCGTGCCGTCCGGGTTGCGGACGTTGCCGTCGCGTGCATCGGTCGCAGCACGGTTGTGCAGTGTGCCGTGAGCCGGCGCGTCAGGGTTGGGAGCAGCGACGCGACCGTCAGTCGTGGTTCTGCCATCGGCGGTCAGGTTGCCGAACTTCGGATCCTGATTGAGCACGCCGGGAGAGCCGGGCGGGTTCGGGGTGATCGCTCCCTAACGCGGATGACCCGCATCGTGTGGCGCGTGGTACTCACGTCCCGTGGGATTCGTGTTGGCGAGATCGGCACGGTTCGCTGGCTTGGCGTTCTCCCCCGCAACAGCGGCGGGATTGGCCCCGGCACGCAACGTGCCGTCAGGATTGTGGGTGGCGGGATCGTAGGACGTGGGGTTCATGAGTCGCCTTTCAGCGGAGGTGGAACCTGAAGTCTAGCCCTGCGCGCAGTTGGAAGCTATAGGACGACGGTGCAAACCTATGAACGACAACGCCCCGGGATGAGCGGGGCGTTGAAGGCACGTGATCAAGGGCAGAGTGAGATGAGCTGCCTTCGATCTCAATCGGCTGCGTGCGCAGCGTGTCCTGTCGGCTACAGGTAGCGTCGTGATCTTATCCTCGGCAACTCGCCGGCAGGAATTTCGTTGGTGTGCCGCCAACCGGCGTCGGGCCACAAACCCACTTCGCGATCTGCGGGCCTCCTGCGGTAGGCGCCACGACAGCGCCGGTCACCGCGGTACTCGGGACCAACTGAATCGAGCTGCCGTCGATCGTGGCGTCGCCCGTGCCCTGCACGATGACGATGATCACGCCGGCTGCGCTCGTCGCGATGCTCGAGCCGTACTGCGTCACGTTCGGACCCACGTTCTCGCAGCCCCAGGCACCGGCTGCCGGCAGCACCGACGCTGTTTCGACTACCTCGGTGACCGTGACGCGGCATGTGCCGGCCGCGAGAATCGCTTCGGTGAGCTTCGCTCGCTTCGTGTAGTCCTGATAAGCGGGCAGTGCGAGTGCCGCCAAGACGCCAATGATCGCAACGACGATCATCAACTCGATGAGGGTGAAGCCTCGGGAGAGTCGTTTCATGGAGGGTGCTCCGGTTGAAAGGTGGTGAAGACGCGCAGTGTATCAACTGATACCGAACCCGTCACGGCTTTTTTTCACCCTTCAGCCACGTGTCGACCCGATGCAGCCATGCTCTGAAGTGCTTCCACCAGAGAGTCATCGCGTCCACACGATCGTTCTGCGTCGCACCGGCCGCGCGTGCGCGCCGGTCACCTTGCGGTCGATCAGCTCGGGGATGAACGACAGCGCGAGCGAGTCGGCGCAGTCGGGGCTCTTGCCGCCGTTTTTCTTCATGTCCTTCTTGCTCTGGAGCTGGATCCTGAAGAGGCCGTCGTAGCCGTAGTCGAGGCTCGAGAGCTGTGTTGCAAGCTCGTCGTCGTCGGGGATGTCGCCCACCTCCAGGAAGTCGCGCATCTTGCCCCACGCTTCCGAGCGCTGGTTGAAGTACGCCTTCGAGTCCTTGGCCGGCTGGCCCCACATGACAGGGATCAGCAGCGGCAGCCCTTGCATGCGGCGCAGGGATGAGTCCAGATCGGCGCCGTTGCCGTTGGCGTCGTAGACGATGCACGCGGCGCCTGCGGCGGGCTCACGGCGTTGGCCGCGGTCGTCTCGCTGACGGGTGTCGTCGTTGCGCAGCAGCGCGAAGATGCGGGACGCCAGATCCGGTCCGTCGAAGCCCGACAATTTGACCTGCCAGTGCACCTTCAGGCCCTGGCGCAGCGTGATCACCGTGAAGTCGTCGCCGAAGCGCGCGGGGTCGACCGCGAGGATCTTCTGGTAGGTGTTGTAGATGTTGGCACCGAGCGCGCGGCGCCGGGCCTGGGTCACCAGCTCGGGGCTGATGAAGTTCGCATATCCCGCTCGTGGAAACTGCCCCTTGACCCGCACTCGCACGAAGTCACTGTCTTCGCCGTAGTCCTCGATCCACTCCGCGATCTTGCCCTTGTTCGTGAACCGCACGTTGCGTGCGTCGACGCGGTGGTAGACGTTTCGCTTGGGCGTCGAGCACGCCGCGAAGAACTCGCCTGATGTCCGCGTGGGGTTACCGTAGCGGCACCAGATGATCTCGGTGTTGACGTCGGTCAGCGCGCCGCGCGTCACGTCCCAGATCGGGTCGTCGATCGTCGACGCTTCGTCGAACATGCACAGGATGCGCCTGCCCTTGTTGTGCAGCCCCGCGAACGCCTCGGTGTTGTTCGCACTCCACGGCACCGCGTCGATGCGCCAGCTCTTTTCCCTGACCGGATCGCCTGCGATGTAGATCGCGGTGGCCGTGAGAGTGAATAGTCCCTTGGCGATGAAGAGCTGATACCACTTGGAAAGCTCCGCCCACGTCTTCGTGCGTAGCTGCGTGTCGGTGTTGGCCGTCACGACGCCGCGCGTGTCGGCGAACGTCGAGATCGCGAACAGGATGAGCCACGACACCTCGGCGCTCTTGCCGACGCCGTGGCCCGAGCTGATGTCTTCTTCGATGACGCAGCCGAGCGAGGCGCCCGCGCGCAGCTTGGTGCCGATCCGCTCGAGCTGCTCGGCCTGCCATGTCTCAGGGCCTTCTTCATCCTCGAGCACGGTCCCGGGCTCGCTCCACGGGAACGCCCAGCGCACGAAGCCTAGCGGGTCGTGCTGGAATCCGGCGAGCATCCCGAACAACTCGTCGAACGCTGTCCCCTTGATCGCTGCGGCGGTGGCAGTGGCTGCTCTCACCGGTGCGGCAGCGTGGGCTGGATACGCTGATTGAGTGGGCTGTGTCCCAGGGCTGCGCCAGTAGTTGCGGCCTTCACGCTGAGGGCCGCGGTAGACCTGCCTGTCAGTTCGGGCCACCGAGCGCCGGCCGGGTGCCGCACAGCAGGGGGCCCACCCACGGATCGCCGGTCATGCGGTCGAGCAGCGCGCCATCCGGCCCCATGTACGGTTCCGGGGCCGGGTAGCTGCGGTCCGCGCACACGAGCTGCGATGGCGGCGCTGCGTTGATCGCGCGCTGCGCCCGCACGGCGCCGGTCTGCTCACTGGCCCGGCGCGTCTGCCCGATCCCCGTCGCCTGATTGCGAAACTGCTTCGCCTTCTCGTCGCTCACCAGGGAGCCGCTGAAGGTGTTCGTCTTGGAAGGTGCCATCTGGGTTCTCCAGTAGTTGCGCGGGTTGCGGCGGGGGCAGAGGCAGTGCCCTTTTCGCGGCGTTGAGTCTATCCGAGAGCGCCGATGCCAGCGCGTTCACGCCGTCGCCTTCGTCGTTCACCAGCTTGAAATGCTTGGCAAGGATGCCGAGCGCGGGCACCTTGTCGTAGCGGCGGATCTTCGTTGTCGTGACGCTGATGAAGCGGGGCGTCATCTCGCCCGTTGCGAGATCAACCTCCGAGCCGTCGCGCTCCTTGCGGGTCTCGACAGTGAACGATGCAATCGATGCGGCGGTGTCGTCGTCCCATTCGTTCGG